GTGTAGTCCGTCAACCTTCAGATCTTTTTTCTCTGGGTTGTATTCCCATTTATTCCACTGATCCTCGGCTTTAGCGTTAATCTTGTGGAAGTGAGCCGTGGACGTATGGGAATTCCACTGGTAGTTGTTTGGGTTCCCTTTCGCCATCTCGGTTACGATATCTTCCGGTTTAAAAAACAGAACATTTCCGTTACCGTCTGAAATACAACTAAAGAATTGACACATATTTATATCTCCTCTGGTTTTATACCGTTACAAATTTGGCACATCGCTTTATTTACGTTGTGTTCGCAGATTAAAAGCAAGTCGCCCATTCTTTTAAGGTCTTTCTCGTTTTCTTCTTGAAGATATCGAAGCTCTCTTGAAGCCCACTCCAATACTTTCAGGGCTTCATTAATTGCGTCTATCATCCTACGCTGCGGAGACGGGCACTCTTTCATATTTTTAAGACCTCCTCGAAGTTATTATCTTCACATTTGAGGCATCGGATCGGTTTGGTTAAAACGAATTCTCCGCCTTTCATGTAACCCAGTAAGAATTCCGCACCATGTTCCGGCTTGCCATTCGGACACCACTCCCCTTTTAAAATCAGATCTTCTTTTTTCTCTTGGCACCATTCACAATTGTTTTCTAATTCAGAATGGTATCCGTGATTTTCGATTGGAGGATTATCAATATCTAGATTGATTTTTTCCATCGTAGTTATTCCAGATAACGGCGGACACTCCTAAAATGATTGCAATCGCAGTTGTGGTCCAAAAGTAAAAACTTGAGAAGTAATTCGGAAGTCCTAGCATTGGATCAATCATAATTTCCCCCTAATCTTTTTTTATTGTCCTAGCTTTCGTTTTCGATTCTTTTTTAACTTGATGAAATATCTCATTTGATTGGCGGCGTAACGACATTCGTTTTTAGGCGTGTCGCAGTATTCTCGCCGAGGATCATCTGAGATTATTTCTTGTTTGCAGAATTTACATTTCTTCATTTTGTTTTCCTTTGTTTAATAGTAATTGATATCTGATACTGTGTCAAGATATTTTTAATTTATTTTCACAATCTCCAACAATACATAGGCACTCGTTTTTATAGTTTGATTTTCTGTAGGAAACAAACAGATCCCATAGAATCTTGACCATTTTATTGTCATTGGCGGCGAAGGCGATGTTAATGGCCTCCTCAATCGGCTTATCTAAGCTAAACGGATATTTCGTTTCATCAACCATTTTTGTTTTTCCTCCTGTAGCCCCAATTATGTTCTCTTTCCCACTTTAATTTACACGTCCGGCATCTACGTCGTTTCCCACAAATATAGATATTCTCTGGTTTAAGTAAGTGGCCTCTAACACATCTCTTTTGATAGGTTCCTTTGGGTCTGCCACTGTTTTTGTTTCCGCTCATTTTTCCTGCCAAGGCCAAAGATGATTCATCGCTTTTGTAGCATCTTCAATTTGTTTATTCTTTAATTCGTCAATTGATATTGCCGCCGCTCCATTTTGTTGTGCCTTAATCCTTTCCTCAAGAGACATATTCCTCATACCTTGAAGTTGCGATAATTCCCAGTCTGTTAACGGTCTAGGTTGTTTCATATTTATCCTTTATTCAGCAGGGTCCCATCCTAAAATCAACCTTCTAAAATTTTGTCCAAATTCCACAATTGATAATCGTTATATTCCAAAGCAAGGAGCTTTTGACCTTTTAGCAAGTCTCCTTTTAATTCAGCCTCATATCTTCTATGGTTCGCATTGTGAAAATGACCATGAATGTTAATGTCCCAATATCCGTCCCAAACCATCGGGGCGTGTGAAAACAAAATTCTTTTTCCACAACGCTTTATTGACATAGAATCACATACCCAATCCCAACCATGATCCATATACCATGATTGAGACTTTCCATCATGGTTTCCCCTGATTAGAATTTTCTTACAAGAAATCGGGATAATGTACTTTTCATGTGACTCTGTTTCCTTGCCAATGCACACATCTCCAAGATGAATCAAAACATCTGATGGTTTTAAAACAGAAAATCCGTTTACTATTTTTTGTTCAAAATCATCTGGCCTACCACAGTATTCTTTGATTTTCTCATGGTTAAAATGGGTGTCTGTTGTTAACCAGTATTTCAACTTTCCTCCTAATCCTCATGCCCCATATAACGCATGGTGTTAAATTTGTGCGGACGGTGGTCGCATCACTTGGTTATGCCCCCGACAAACGTTAAGAGCACAGCTTTTATTTCATCCGCAAACCATCCCCTTGCGAGGATGGAAATTTATTCTTCCTCCGTAATCGTTGTGTCAACATAAGCCTCATACATAGGCTCAGATTCGTCTAATGCTTTTAACTCCGCTTCTTTCTCTGTTTCAGCTTCAACGTGAACCGTGTCAGTAAACCTAAATTCCAACCATACCTTATATTTTTTCATCTTTTCCCCCTTAATCAGTTGCTTGGCTTCATCAAGATCGCTATTAAGGCTTTGAGGCTTTGGCGATGGCTTGTTCAATAATTCCCATATCAAAAGGTTCCTGTAATAATTTGTCCCAGTTTTCACAAGCGGATTCAAAAGTCTGCCCATTAACCAGCTTTTCGTGGTGGTCAGATTTCATTCGATTGAACCAATCTTGTATTGACTTTAACGTCTCCAAAAGCCCCTTGATCGTCTGCTGGTCAGAATCGTATGCGTTACAGGCTTTAATAATCAATTCGGCTAATGGTTTTGGATCGCCCCAATTTTCCCCACAATCGACAACAATAGTGGCAAAATCTCCATGGATTATAGCGGGTCGGCACTTATCCGCATCTCCGTCGAAAACTAATTTCAGTGTCTTTGTATGTTCCATTGAGCCTCCCCTTAAACTTTTAATATAGACATGATATCAGCTATGCTTTAAATGTCAAGAATTACTTTTAGAATATATTGATTCCAACATTTCAAAATATTTTTGATCTTCGTAGTCATGACACTCCATGATGGAATCCCAACCGTCGCACCTTTTCCCGCTCTCGTACATGATTTTAAAAAGCATCAATAAAGTTTTCGCCCATTCGGAATTAATCACAATGGCTCCAACCAAAAACCTTTCTTTTGGAAGTGTAATTTCTTCCGGTAAACCCCTGTCCTTCGGCATTTGTCAATTTTGACCATCGAATTTCCTAAATCATAAGTGTATTCATTCGGTGGGATATTATTTTTTTTCTGAATTGATCCTTTTTCAACTGTCATGTAAGAGGTTTTGTCCGGCAATCGGTGAACAATAAAAACCATGTCGGATTCTTGTCCGATGAAACTGCTGTCACGGATAGATTCAATTCCTGGCTCCTTGTCTGAGGAAATGTGTTGTTGATGGCAGATAATAAAAACAATTTGATTCATGTCGATTGCGATTTTTTGCTTTATGGTTCTTAAAACATTCCCGACATTTAGAGAAAAATTCCTCGTGTCTCCCATGTCCACGATATAATGCAAGTGGTCAATAAATACTACTCTGTTGTTAAATTTAGCCTTAGCCTCTAAAACCCTATCACATATCCAATCAAGATTTCCGGTTATCATGCTTTGGGGGACGAATAGGGGTAGATTGTCTCTCTCCGCTAGGGAATCATAGCTTTGTAAAAACTGGTAGGTCGGCACCTCGTAAGAAAATGCGAGGGTAGGGACTTCGTTACAGGTAAAAGAACGAATAAGAGATTTTCCGAACAGGGTCTTTCCTTGTCCAGTATTCCCGCTTATGGCTATAAGCTCCCCTGTCTCAAATCCTTTGGTGTATGAGTCTAATTCAGGGAAACCACTAGAAAGCTTTATGGTCTTGTTTTTGTTCGCCTCTGCGTTCTTCTGGTACTCCCGCCATAAGACAAGCTTATCATGGCCTTCGTAGTTTAAGGCGGTTTCAAACCGTACAAGCTGCGCTTGGGCGTTGTTTTTAAACTCTAGATCTTGGTAGGCATCGAATCCACTAGCCATGATGAGGCCTCCTGTTTTAATGAATCTTCTTTAAAATCTTTAATCTCAAAAATACCAGACCAATTTTTAGCCATTGCGTTTTTTATTGAGGCCGCCCGCCGCCCCGCTGGGATCGCCCGTATTGATTCCAAAAGATTTCTAAAACCAATAGGCTTATAGCTTTGGCCTTTTTCCTGCTTATACTCTAACCACTCCCTTATTTCTGGTTCTGTGTTCTTTAAATCTTCAGGTATAACGGCATCTGTTATATTTACTTTCCTTTCCTTTACTTTCCTTTCCTTTACTGCTTGAGGGTGGCTTAAGCCTGGCTTAAGGGTGGCTTGAGCCTGCCTTGACTTAATGCCTCCTCGACGGCCAGCCTCCCTAAGTATCTCCCTTTTTGAGTCAACTTCTTCCATTCTTCGATCAAGTGCAGGACTACTGAAAAAACCATCTTTTTTTATCATCAAGCCTAGCTCGAAGCAGGCTTCAAGGGTGGCTTCAAGGGTGGCTTGAGGGGTGCTTAAGCCTAGCTCAAGGGTGGCTAGGTCATGTGGATATTTATAGGTTGGAGAATCTCTTAAAATTTCGATTAAAGTCCAGTATAATCCAACCCCTCCCCAATCACACCTAAGTCTAAGTTTTAGAATCTTTTCGTCATTGTGGGCATTTGAATCATGCGGGAAATAGAAAGCGTCCTTCATATATCAAGTTCTCTTATTTTTTTCTCAATTTGTTTGTTTTTGTGTGATGTGCAATACCATATTGTTTGAGGCTTGTATTTCCCAAATGTGTGATAAAAAAAACCTTTGTGATTGTATACACCATAAGGGTAAGATGAGTATTGAAATTCTCTCCCGCAGATTCCACATTTTTCACCGTGGAAATAGATAGATCCACAAACTCCGCTTGTTAGACAATATGATTCCCCTGGCCTTAAACTCTTTCTTATTTCTTCATCTGATTTTTTCTTTTTAGAACAATGGAACATTTTAAATAAACAGAACATATATTTATCTCCTTAAATTAAAACGCCCGCAGAGCCTTGAAAACTGTGACGTAAACAAGGGTGCGGGCAAATTTAGCAATAAAAAACCTCTGCCCCGACGGAGCAAAGGATTTTCGATATCGTCACAGTTTTTCATATACGAATTTTTATTAAATACCTATTTTATTGTCAAGCATAAAATCACTTCCCATAAAAGTAGGTCAATATATATGGTTGACATATAATTTGTTTTTATGGTATACTTACCCACATGATAAGAATGGGGGAGAGTCCGACTGTCAGGCTTAATACTCGGGGTTTACGGGTTCGCTATCGTTATATGGCCAACTGGACGGGACAAGTTATTTTTGAAGATACGCACAGGGCTGGAGTTAGATGGAGCGGCCAACCGGATCAAATTTGGAATGAACCAAAAATTTATTTAGATTATTTTGAAAAGCACCACAAATGATAAAAATAAAAAAAATAAAATCTTTCTACCCCACAAAGAAAGAGCGCAACATCAAGCTAACGTATAGTGACCCCGCATCTTACTGGGATTTTGAACCAGTTAAAGAGTATAGGTTTAACTCTAACACAAGCCCTGAAGATCTTGAAACCATACAGAGGCTTAAGAGAGCAAGAAAAAAAAATATTAATTTGGTCAACACTCTTGCCAAAAAGCACAGAGATATTGAAAAGCCTGCCAAACGCTGGACAGAAAGAATAAGGTTTATATAATGGATCTTCAGGAGAACCCGCAAACAGGGTTTCTAGAAGCTCAGAGACTTGGAAATGTTGGGTTCAGTAGTGAAAAGAAAGTAAAATTCCTGCAGTTATGCCAAGAATACGTAGATAAGTATAAAAATTTCCCGCCCACCCACGAAATCGCCAAAGCAACCGGAATCACAAGCAGATGCTTTTACCTACACCTAAAGGAAGATCCCAAGTTTAAACAGGCATGGAAGGAAATTCAATTAGGGCTTCAAGCTCACTTCACCCAGAAGATAGGAGAGAAAGCTAATACCAAGCAAGGCACTCTCGCCAATCTAGCCGCTCTCAGGTTCCTTGAGTCTGGTTCCTGGAATCCGAATCAGGGGTTAAATCCAGTTTCACATGATTCTCCAACAAAACGAATAATGGAACACTTCAACGAGTACATTGACGCAGAAATAGTGCCAGAATCCAGCACGAATCCAACTAATAACAAACAGATAACTGGTGGAAATAATGGCAATTATGGGGCATAATCCACGTTTGAATGAGAAACGCATTGATATTTCGTGGCGTTTCGGATTTGTTGAATAGAACATAATCATTATTATCAGAAGTAAATCATTGAAAATCGTTGACTATCAGGGGAAAGCTAAATGGAAAGTAATTCTTTTAAATGTTTGTCCGGTTCAAAAACCCCCACCCCCCCCTCCTCATATCCTACTAAGCCCCCCGACAGTACGGACAATACTAAAGGGATTTTTTCCGACCCCCGGAATGGGACCCGTGTAAAGCGATCAAAATTGAGCCAGGATGGATTTGGTGATGGGTATAATGTGATTTGTTGTGATGGAGATGAAACGGTGAGCCTTGAGGTTTCCAGGCCTATTGTTACGAAGGGCAGGGTTATGTTCACGACCAGGTTGACGTATAAAAGGAGATCTATGCCGAAGCGATGGGTAGATAGGATAAGGTTTATTGAATGAGCGAGAAGGTACAATCACAGAATCAGGTAACGAAATCGGACGTTGATGCGATCCGGTGGCGGTGCCGCAATGACTTAAAATTTCTGTGTCAGGCGATCTTTGGGTACAAGGATTGGAGTGCGAACAAGAAGTTGCATTATGATATATCTGAGAAGTTAAAATCACCTAGTAAATTCAAGTTGTTTTTAATACCTAGGGATCATTTAAAGAGTTCAATTATAACGAAAGCTGGGTCTACCCAGCGTCTTTTGAACAACCCGAACATACGGATTTTGATTGCAAATAACACCTGGGACAATGCCAGGAAGTTTTTGGGGAGTATCCAGAAATACTTAAGAAAGGGGGAGGCTCTGAGTTATTACTTTGGGGTGTTTGAGTCCGATAAATGGAACCAGGACGAGATAGTAATAAAGCAGCGGACTCAGGTTCTGGATGCTCCCACGATTGCGACAACAGGTCTTGAGAAGGAACAGACATCTCAGCATTACGATTTGATTATTGCTGACGACTTGGTAGCCAGAGAGAACGTCCAGAGCAAGGAACAGAGGAACAAGGTAAAAGCCTATATTAACAGCCTGATTGCGTTGATGGAGCCAAATGCGGAGCTGTGGGTGGTCGGGACTCGTTGGTCTGAGGACGACGCCTACGGAGATTTGATTGAGGAGGGAATATGGGACGTAATGCAAAGAGGGTGTTACGACGAAGAGTCAGGGGAAAAGAAGCCGATCTTTCCAGAGAAGTTCTCATTAGAGAAGCTGGATTTTTTGAGGGCAAAGCTTGGTCCCGTTTTGTTCAGTTGTTGGTATCTAAACAACCCCATCGCAGAAGAAGCCGCCGATTTCAAAAGGGAACAGGTACACTTTTACGAGGTCGGTACACCCCATCCGTCTAGCCTGTATTTGGCTGTTGACCCTGCGATGTCGTTAGGATCGGACGCAGATTATAGTGCCGGAGTCGTAGGCGGGATGTTCGCAGACCGAAAGATCCGGATTGTGGATTACTTCCGGAAGAAGGTTATCCCGAACGACCTCATCAACGAGATATTTAAAATTGTTAAAAAGTGGAATATAAGGAGGATGGGAATAGAGACTTTTATGTTCCAAAAGACGTTGAAGTTTGAGATCGAACGCAGACAACGTGAAACTCAAACGTACTTCTCAATCGACGAATTGGGGAGAAGGAATACAGGTCGGGGGGAACCACTTCTTTCAAAAGAAGCCCGCATCCGGCTCATGCAGCCTCTATTTGAACAGGGACTCATTGAAATTCGCAAGGACATGAGCGATTACGTTGATGAGATTCTTTCGTTTCCGAGGGGTAAGAACGATGATCTTATAGATGCTTCGGCATGGCTGATTGAGAAACTGATACCGAGCGCAGGAGTTTATCAAGCGGAACAAGAGAAAGAAGGAACGATGGATTGGTGGACAAAGAAAATGCCAAAGGCCAAATCAACTATTTACGAAAGATTTATGGCAGATCTTAAATGATTGAACTGAGAATAGATGAAATTAAAATAGGAAAATCAGAAACGGGGCTTGACAACTTCAACAAAATAATGTCAAAGTTAAGCCAAGTCCTTGACAAAGAAAGATTTTGTGGTACAATTACCATGAAGTACGAACACGGTAAAATGATGTATCTAAATATTAATCAAGGTTTTACCGTCGGGGAATTGAATAAAAGTTTGAATTTGTAGTTTATAGTAAACCATCAACTGTAAACATTGGGTGCTTGGAAAACAAGGCTCTTAAATCTCGAAAGAGGTTTTTGAGCCTTTTTTATTTTAGGGAGATAAATGAATCCAAAAAATAAAGAATCAGTCGGAACTTCCGAATCTCCGCATTCCACCGGGGAGAAAGAAGAAGTCGAGGCGTGGTTAAGGACTATTGAGTCAACCGTTAGATGGCGTGACGGAATCCTCGACAAGATGGGTTGTAAAAGATTTATCGACGAATACAAAAACAAATGGGATTTCCTTCAATCATCAACCTCTATTCCTATCGTTCCCATAAACCTCGTTTTCGCCTACGTTAAAACAGAAATCGCCCGTCTTTACTTCAGAGATCCGTGGATCACAGTTAATCCGAAAAGACATGAGGATATCGGAGCCGCTCAGATCGCAGAACAAATAATTAATTACTTGTGGTCAGACCTCAGATTAAAACCTCAAATAAAACAAACAATTTTAGAGGCGTTGTTGGTTGGTCACTCGTGGATGAAAGTAGGCTACGTCGCAGAGTTTGGAACCGTCGAGAGTCAACCCAAGGAGGAGAAGCGTGGACCAGGTAGACCGTCAACGAAAAAATTCAAAGAAGTCGAAACAAGCGAATACATTAAAAGTGAATCCGTCTTTGCCTACCATGTACCCTATAAAGACGTCATCTTCGACCCTTCAGCCACATATCCTGCAACTCATAACGCACGGTGGATGGCACACAAGATCGTCAAGCCTTACCGTGCCATTGTTCAATCAGGGATATACGAAAACACAGATAAGTTAAAACCTAATTCGGCCACTCAAGATCCAAATGCGAATTTTAATATAGGAGATAGTTTACAGGAAGGATTTGGAAAAGACATTAAGTCTGTCATCCTTTGGGAGATTTACGATTTAGATCATCAGACCATAACCACAGTCTCCCCAGGTTGTAAATATAAACTCAGGGAAATTCCTTTGCCTGAATATTTTAACGGAGGATTTCCATTTGTTCAATTTGCTTTCAATCCCGTCCCAGGTGACGTATATCCTTTAAGCGACGTCGCTCCCCACGAAGGCCAGATCATTGAATTAATTAAGATGGTTTCGATTGAACTCAATCATTTGAAACGATGGAATCGCCAGATGATTGTCCCCGCCGGAGTCTTTACAGAAGCAGAGAAAGCGAAGTTCAAAGACGCAAACGATGGGGCTATCATTGAATCCCAAGACCAAAACGCTAAGGATAAAATATTCATTCCTCCTTACGCTCCTGTTCAATCAGATATTTACGGAGTTTTTCAACAAATTTTTCAATTGTGGCAGATGATCAGTGGTCAGACAACGACAGACCAAGGTGGTCAGGCCAAGACTCAGACCAGGACTCTCGGAGAGTTAAGAATGTCTCTTCAGGGATCTAAGGCAAGGCCAGAAGAAAAGATAGACGTTCTTGAAGATTCGATTGCAGAAGTTGCCAGAAAATTAATGTCTATCATTCAGAAAAAATACGATCTTCCTAAAATTTCAATGATTGTCGGACCAAAATCAGTTCAAGAAAAAGTTATAAAGAATTTACCTCAACGCCCCTCAGCGCAACCCAATATGCCAGTTCAAAATGGTCAACCTCAACAGCCGAATCCGATTGCTTCTCAGTCTTTCCAATCGGACTTTGGTTTTTCCTGGAACAGAACGGACATAATGGGAGAAATGGACGTAGACGTTTTAGCGGGATCAACGGTACCGATGGACAGGGAATCTCAACTACAAATAATGGAAAAGATGATACCACTGCTCCAGGCCGCAGGCGTGACTCCAGGATCACCGCCCGCTAAAGCTTTCGCCAGAGAGTTTTTAAGACTTGTCGGAATTATGAGTCTTGAAACTGTTATGGATTTAATCGAGTCACAACCTCCTCAGCCTCCTCCGAAGATGATGGAAATTCAGGCCAAGGTTCAGGCAAAGCAACAAGAGACTGAATTAAAATTAAAAGGAAAAGCTGCTGAACAACAATTGAAACTTCAGGGGATGAAACAGAAGATGGATATAGACCGTGAAAAAGGACAGATGGGAATACAGAAAGACGTTATTCATTCTGTTTTAGAACAGTTCAGAGGAAACGGAGATTCAAATGATGTTGAGGTAAACGTAGAATGATTTGCGGTAATTGCGGAAATCAAAACGCCCGCATTTGGAAAATAGGTGGTTCGGGGAAAGAACGATGGGAGATGTGCGAGAACTGTGGGGCAAGCACCAGAGGAGTTCCAGATGTTTATTTTAAAGGAGCTTATCACGACGAAAATATTTCAAGCGAACAGTATCCAGGGGCAAAGTTTATAACAAGCCGTCAGGAAAAAAAGATGTGGTTACAAAAATGTAATTTGAGGGAAGCGGGAGATCGGGTTCATGGGGCAACTTCTTTTGACCGGATTTCTCACAGACACGCAGCAGAATCTCTATCAAGGAGCAAATAAAATGTCAGACAAAATGATTAATAGCACAAAGCCAGTTAAGGGAGAAGGTGTTCTTACTGATACTCTTCAGGATATGCAAGAGTTCGATATGAACAAACTCAACGATCCTATTACGAAAAGCGGAAGCAAGGGTAAATAAAAATGTCTATCACGGACGAATTAAAAAGCCTTAGAGGAAAAGGGTATTCTCCGAAAGAAGAAGATAAAGGAATGGATTCAGGAATCAAAAACGAAACTCCTCGAATTATCGCTTTAACAGACGAGGAGAAGAAAGGTTTTGAGAATTCTAATCCAGGAGAAGATCTGTCTTGTGAAGTTCATGGTACGTTAGAGTCAGACGGAAAGTTTCGGGTTATGACTGTTTCTCCAATGGGAGGTAGTTATAACGAAAAAGACATGGCGGGTCAGGTGGCTCAAAAAGTTATGCCGATGACGATGCCGAGTCCGAGCTAATAATTAAATAAGGGGATAATTATGGATGAACAAGTAACCGTACCTGAAGCACAGCCTGTTAATACAGGGAATGATCCTTTTTCTTTGGATGAGAATTCTTTAGCTTCTTTGAATCCAGAACAGAGGGCTTCTCTTGATCCTATTATTGACACATGGAGAAAGAAAGCAGGAGAAGAAATTTCTCGCAGGGATTCTGAGATTGAAAAGTATAAGGCTTATGGTGAAAAAGCGACAGCCTTAGATAAGTTGACTCAGTATCAGCCGTTTGTTCAATGGTGGCAGCAACAGGCGAATCAGGCAAAGCAGGGAGCTAATTCATCCCAACAACAGGCTATCGGTGAAACAAAACCGACAGACATTGCCTCTAATCAGGAATGGCAGGATGCATTATCTGAAGCAAGCTATGGAGACAGTTCAAAACTCCAAAGACTTCAGGCAAGGATGATGGCTACATGGGCGACACCACTGGTTACAGAGTTAAGAGAAAAGCAAGAGTCTTTAGACACAAAGATAGAAATGAGAAACTTGTTTGAAAATCATCCAGACGCAAAGGAATTGGATTCAATTGGTGTAGATCCAAAGTCTAAAGAAGGAACAAGCCTTTTGGAGATGTGCCTTGAAAACGCAAAATCAAATGGCAAGTCTTTGGAAGAAGGTTACAAAATGGCAAAGCGATGGTTTGATTCCATGAGCGTCATGGAAAAACAGAAAGCGATGGGTATGGTTACAGAAAAAAAACAAACCGTTACTCAGGGTAATTCTACGTCAAGTTCGAACCATTCTTTAACAGAAGTCGATAATATAGACGACATGTTAAAAAGAAGCATGGAAGCACAATTGTCAGGAGATAGTTCAGCACGATTTGTTGTAAGAAAATAATTTCCATCAATTTGATGGACAATCTTGTGAAGGGGTCACAAAGATAAAGGAGAAACACAATGGCTGTACCAGATACGATATTTACCTACGGCCCGAGCAACGTAACAAGCCTTATCGCTACCACGCTCTCAACGTATGGAAAGACATTAGCAGATAACATTCACAAAGCCATCCCCCTCTTCGCTTGGCTTTCGATTAAAAAGAGAGTGACGGAAGGTGGAGGAGCGACGATTGTTCGATCTATCGTTTACGGATCTAATACAACGGCTGCTTTCTACGCTTCAGACGACATCTTGGATACGACTATTCAGGATAACTTCACCGCTGCCCAATGGCAGTGGAGACAAGCGGCTGCGTCCATCGCCGTTACGGGTCGTATCGAACTTCAAAACGCCGGAAAAGCCCAGGTTATTGATTATGCGAAAGCCCAAATTGACAATGCCCTTGCTTCTCTTAAAGAAACAATCGACATTAAATCGTTCGCCTCTTCTCAAACCGGCGCCAACA